GTCGGTGACCCAGCGGCCGGCCTTCGCACCGCTCTTCGTGGTGAGGTGGATCTTCGCGTCGGACCACTGGCTGACGGTCAGGTTTTCCCGCGGGGCGATGGCATTCGCGGCGATGCGCTGAAGCAACGCACGCACGTCGGCATAGCCCTCGCGTGTGACCAGCGTTGATTGCATCAGGCGCTCACTTGTTCTTCGCTTTTGCGAGCGCGTGACTGCATCGAGGCGGCAGCATCCCCCGCGCGCGCATCAGGGCTTGCGGAGAAGGCGCCTTAGGCATGCCATCTATGTCAAGGCATTCGCCAACCAACTCATCCAGTGCGCCGGACACAACAGCGACTGCCGCCTTCAGAACACTTACATCGGCATCCGCCGACGACATCGGCGCTTCACCGTTCTTCATCAAGAGATCCGTCCGGGCTGGGGTGGCGGGGCAGCCTCAGCCGCCCCGCTTTCTGCTAGGTGCCGCGGTACTTCGGCGAGTACGGGGCGCTGCGCTTGCGGACCATCTGGCCCTTGCGCGTGCTGTACTTGCCGCTGCTCTTCTGTCGAGCAGAGTGGTTCTCGGCCATCGCACTTCCTTTCCAGTGGGTGGTTGAGGAAGGTCACGTCGGAATGCCCCACTTCCCATTCCGCGAACCCGTCTTTCGACACCGCCATGAGGGGCACGCCGTCAAGGTCGGCGGCGTGCGCGTCGTCGTACAGCACGCGGGCGAAGCAGGCGTGCCGGAACCGCGTCGGGAATTCGTCGAAGCGCCAGATGAAGGCGTTCGCCTCTGCCTGGCTGTGCGCCCGCGTGTCCTCGCCGGCATTGCGAACGCTGCGCCCGAAGCCGTTCAGGAACTCTTTCCAGATGGCGCGCGGGCGCTTCAGGCCGATATCGGCCCAGGCGTTGAACTCCGCCAGGTCGATGGCGAGCGGCTGGCCACCGGCCGCCAGATCGCAGTCGCGCACCAGCGCATCGACCGTTGGCGACCACGGGTAGCCGAGGCGGTCGAACCACTCGTCCCAGAAGCCCAGCTTGTTCGAGACGCCGCCGGAGAACAGGTTGAAGCCCATGGCCTCGACGCGGTCGAGCGCGGCGGCGTAGTCCTTCGCGTCGGGCGCGACCTTCTTCGACGCGTAGTCGATCAGATCGGAATGCTTGGCCTTCGCCTTGTCGGACATGGCGCTGATCTGCCAGCGCGACAGATGCATGGCCTGGTGCCACACGTGCGTGACGCCCCAGCCTGCCAGCTGCTCGAAGCAGGCGTCGACGTCGGCCCACCACTTGGGCACGAAGGGGTTGAGCCCGATCACCACCATGTGGCCGGCTTCGCGCAGCCGGCGGATGAACTGCATGCGCTGCGCATGCGGCGGCGCGCCCGGCTCATGCCGCTGGCGCACCATTTCGTCGTCGGTGGTCAGCGACACATACACCATCGTCGGCGCCTGATCGATGATGCGCTGTTCCTCTTCCGGCACGCCGCCGCGCGTCTGGTACGCGAAGCGCACGCCCAGCGGCGAAAGCGCCTCGACGATGCAGCGGTGCACCGCCGCGTTGCTCTTCGCGCAGGGGTCGCTGTCGTTGCTCATCAGGATCGGGTGACCCATCTGCAGCAGTTCGAACTCCATGGCGGTGGAACCGGTGTCGAACCACTTCAGCACGCGCGCGATGTCGTTCGGCTCCGACACGCGATCGGGCTTGTTCAGGTTCGCGAAGCAGTACGCGCAGCCGTGCGTGCACCAGTTGCCGCCGAAGTGCAGCAGTGCTGGGGAGATCAGGTATTCGCCGGTGTAGATGCGAAGGCTCATGTGCAGGGCTCCAATGGCAGGCCGGCGGTGACGCCGCGCAGGCGGTCGTTCTGCAGTGCCGCGTTGTCGGGATTCAGTTCGCAGCCGATGAACTGGCGGCCGAGCCGCAGGGCCACGCGTCCGGTTGTTCCAGTGCCAAAGAACGGATCGAAGATGATGTCGCCCGGGCGGCTGCCGGCGAGGACGCACGGCTCGACCAGCGCTTCGGGGAATGTGGCGAAGTGCGCGCCGCTGTAGGCCTGCGTCGGAATCGTCCAGACGCTGCGTCGATTGCGGCGAGATACATCCCACTCGCTTTCGGCGCGGTCCGGCCGATGCGTGCCGACGGCCTGCCCGGGTATAGCCTGCTCGCGCTTGCTGTCCTCGCGCTTGAAGGAATCGCGACGGCTTCTCGGTTTCGGAGTGGCGTCGTAGCCGTGACCGAATCCCACACCGGTGGAGCCGCGTCCCACCGCCTTCATGTTGCCGTTCGTCTTTGCTCCGCCGTTGGCGCGAGTGCTGCCCGTTTGATTGGCTACATCCTGGGCAAGCCGCGCCAGTGTGTTCGGGCTGGCCGGCTCCAGAATGGCGTCCTGATCGAAGTAGTACTTCTCCGATCTAGTCATGAGAAACAGGTATTCATGCGACTTCGTGCAGCGGTCACGCACCGATTCCGGCATCGGATTCGGCTTCGACCAGATGATGTCCTGACGCAGATACCAGCCGGCGTCTTGCAGCGCGAACGCGAGGCGCCAGGGCTGGCCGATCAGGTCTTTGGGCTTGAGGCCATGCGGGACTGTCTTCCCACTTCTGTTTCTCGCTTGTTCAGCACGATGCCCGCCGCCGGAATACTTCACGGCTCTCCCGGCAAAACCGGTGTTGAGCCCGCTTCTGCCGTTTGCTGCGTAGCTGTCGCCCATATTCAGCCAGAGGGTTCCGTCGTCCGTCAGCAGCTGACGGCACAGGTCGAACACCTCGACGAGCTGGGCAAGAAATTCGGGCAGCGTCGGCTCCAGCCCGATTTGTCCGTCGACGCCGTAGTCGCGCAGGCCCCAGTACGGCGGACTGGTGACGATGCACTGCACGCGCACGCCGTCGGCGATCATGCGGCGCATCGTGTCGCGGCAGTCACCGAAGTGGCATTGATTCAGCCAGCCCATGTCAGATGCCCCTCATCAGCACGTCGGCGTCCGACATGTCGTGTTCGTCCTTGAAGGCCTGCAGGCGGTCGTACTGGGCGCGGTTCAGGCTGATCATGACCGGATAGACGGTCGGCTTCTTCGGCTGCGGCTTGGCAGCGGTGGCCGCGCCGGTAGTGGCGGGGGCCGGGGCGCTGCCTTCGGCGTCGCGCTGGTGAGCGGCGTTCGCGTCGACGGTGCGTTCGTCTTCGTCCAGCGCGCTCAGGGCGTCGTCGAAGTCGAGGCCCAAGCGATCGAAGTCGAAGTCGTCCAGTTCGCTCTGTTCGCTCAGTGCATCCAGTTCGCCGCGCAGGATTTCGGCATCCCAGTCGCCGCCTTCGGCAAGCCGGTTGTCCGCGATGACGTAGGCGCGGAACTGGGATTCGGTCCAGCCGGTGACGTCGAGCACCGGCACGGTGCCGGCCGGAAAGGGTTCGGCGCCTTGCTCCCGGCCCGGTGCCGGGTAGAGCAGCCCGCCGCGGGCGTAGATCGATTCGACTGCCTTCAGGCTGCCGTGCCCCTTGGCGATGGTGCCGTCGCGCACGACGATGGCGCCGACGAAGCCCAGCGCTTCGAAGGTGCGGGCCAGCTGCTCGATCTGTTCCGGCGGGTGGCGCTTGGCGTTGCCGGCGTAGGGGCGCAGATCAACCACCGGGCGCAGTTCAGGCGCGTTCATTGCGGGGTTCCCTTCTTCGGTTTGAGGGTGTCGGAGGTTTCGCGCAGCACGCCTTCGACGAATTCGTCGATCAGGGCCTTGCAGGCGCTCGGCTCGCTGACCGGTGCGACGAGCGGGGCCAGCGTGGTGCCCATGCCTTCGAGCCGGCGGCGCAGCGCGGTGACCAGGTCAGCGGCGGCGGCTTCGATGTCGGCCACGGGGGCGAGCTTGCCGACAAGCCGTTCGTACTCGACCTTGGCGGTCATGGCCTTGTACTTCTCGTTGATGGCCTTGGCCTTCTGGAAGCCGTGGTCATTCGAGGCCGGCACCACTGCGCCGCGGTCGTCGTCGTCGACGCGGTCGGTGGCGGGGTTGCCCGTATCGCCCGTGACGACGTCGTGCCCACGTGCAGCGGCGTGCCGGGCCGCCACGCCGCTGCGGGACGGGTCGCGGGTGCTGTCGATCAGTGCAACCGATTCGGCGACCTTCACGGCCTTGCCGTCGTCGGTGAGCACCAGGCGGCCAGCCTTGCGCAGTTCGGTGATGTAGGAGGGCCGGACGCCGATATGGCGGGCGAATTCGGCGAACCCCATTTCCGGCTTCGCTTCGCTCATCGCTTCTCACCTTTCACCACTACCCACACCTTTGTGCAGGGTGTGTAGGGTGATGTGTAGGGTACGAGGCTGGCGGAAACCCGCATGGATTCTGGAATGTGCAGGGTGTGCAGGGTGTGCAGGGTCGCGTGTACGCGAGAAATCGATTTTTCTCTGGAATGAGGGAGGCGGCGCTGTGCGCTCTCGCGTGTACACGCGCGCGGAGTCCCTGCACACCCTGCACAATGGCGACGGCAAGCCGTTTGCGGGCGATTCGTACCCTGCACAGTACCCTGCACAGGCCCTGCACACCCTGCACAGTTCAGGTCAGAATCCCGCACGGCTCAGTCCTTGCTTGTAGTCGTTGAGGGCGTTGCGGAAGGCCTCGATGCAGTCGGAGAAGAACACCTGCTGACTGCTGCCCGGCGGCTCCTCGTCGACACCTGGCGGGAAGATGAAGGTGCTCTGCTTCGTGGTTGTGCCGACCATGTGCCGCTTGCGCTTGTGGCCGCACCGGTGCTTCTTCACCAGCGCATCGATGAGCTTGTTGAGCGGCGCGCCACGGCCGATGCCGTTGCGATGGCACCAGGCGACATAGAGCTGATAGACGTCTTCCGACAGCGCCGGCATGAGGCCGACGCCGCCGATCTCGCCGGCCGTCCAGTGCATCAGGAAGCGGCTGGTCGAGTCGCGTGACAGGTCGATCAGTTCGGCCTTCGCCTCGGTCATCGGCGGCAGCGTATGGGCGGCGAAATTGCCCATGGGCAGGTTCAGCAGGTGGTCATGCAGCGCGGCAATGCCGCCCGCTTGTATCTCGGCCTTCACGGCGGAATAGAAGTCGGGGCCCAGCTTCACCGGCGTCCAGATGACCGCGTGCCGCCGGTCGTCCTCTTCGAGCACGACGGGCATGCGTTCGTTGGAGAGGAAAACCATGTTGACGTGGTTCGCCTCCCAGTACGCCTGCATGTTCTTCGGGTTGATGCGGATCTGGTCGTTCGTGATGAACGACTTCAGCTTGTTCTTGATGTGAAACATTTCGGACCGCGCGACCACTTCGTCGGCGATCAGGAAGAGCTTGCGCGAGGCCCAGTCGTTGAACTTGTCCTCAATGGCCGACTGGTCGATCACCCAGCCATATCGCCCGTAGATGGCCATCACGGCTTCGAAGAACATGTTCTTGCCGGTGCCCTGCGGGCCGTGGATGACGACCGTGGTCTTCATCTTCGCGCCGGGGTGCTGGATCGGGTAGGCGATCCAGCGCAGCACCCATTGGTATAGCTCTTCGGCCTTCGGATCGGCCTGGCACATGTACTGCAGCAGATCGAGCAGGTTTTCGCACTTGCCGGCCTTGGGCACGGTCGGCCAGCCGGACCACAGGTTGCATTTGATGGCCGGGTCCTCTTCGCCCGGATCGAATCCGACCTCTTCAACGCGCACGATCTTGCGCGACGGATGCTCTTGCCATCGCCGCGAGAACTCGCGCCGCGTGCAGAGATCGCGCATGTCAGACAGCGTGACCAGGATGTGTTCCTGATGATCGAACACCGATCCGCCGTGGCCGTAGACGAGCGAGAATCGATCGAGCAGCGTTTCGACGCTCTCGACCGGCCGCAGATCGGCGCTCGCCGCCCCACCCCCCCGAGTGTCCGAGTCCCGCGCGGCGGCGGGCGCGGTCCAGTTGAACCGCCTGATCGCGTCCTCGACCTGCGAACGCACCGTGGTGAGGCCGCAGGCGTGGTGCAGGTCGTTGAAGTCGGTGATCTTCGTGCCGCGCTCGCAGAACTGCTCCCAGCGCTGCATGTCATCGGGGAATTCGGGCTTGATCCACTTGCCTTCGACGGTCAGCGCAGCGGTCGCGGCGTCGCGGCAGCCGGTGTTCTCTCGACGGTGCGGCTTGCCGCAGGCCGGGCACGGGTCATCCAGCCGGCCGGTCTTGACCGGCGCCTTGCAGCCCTGGCACTTGCCGAATGCGTCGTCGTCCGCACAGATCAGGATGTTGATGCCGGGGTAGCGCTTGCGCAGCACGCGCGCCACCGGAAGCAGGTTGCCGGCGTCGAAGGTCACAGCCACCGGCAGGCCGGTCGCTTCGTGCAGACTGGCGGCCGTCGCGTAGCCTTCAGCGAGGAGCACGCACCAGGTCGGCACGCCGCCCAGAAGGTGGAACTTCCCGATCTTGTCCAGGCCGGCGGGCCAGTATTCCTTGTCGCGCTCCGTCCGGGCGATGCGTTTGGCGTGCTTGGCACGGGTAAGGATAAACTGCAGACCCCACACGCGCCCGCTCACGTCCATCATCGGCACGGCCATCGCGCCCGAAGGCGTGAATTTCACGCCGTGCGCCTTGACGCCCTTGCGCTCCAGGTAGTCGCACTCGCCCGTGGTGGCGAGCTTGCGCCACACGCGGTCCGCCTGCTCCGCCGCCCGGTTCGCCTGCGCCCGGCGTTCCTGCTCCGCGCGCTTCTGGTCGTCCTTCAGCCGCTGGCGCAGCGCGGCCTGCTGCTCATCGGTGAGCGCGTTGCGCTCGAGCGTGACCTTCTGCGCTCCCTTGTCGTTGCCACGCCAGACCCCGAACGACCCGACGACGACCAGGTCGCCGCCGTCCAGCATCAGTTCGTGCAGGACGTACCAGCCCCGCTTCTCGCGCTCCCCTTCGACCTTGCAGCGGACCGGCTTCCCCGTGACCTTCAGGTACTCGACGATCAGCCCCGCGGCGCGGAGCTGTGACAGCACGGAATCGTGATTCGACACCCCCATTTCAGTAACTTTCACCCCCACTGACTACAGGGCTTGAGGGGTTCGCATTACCCTGTTCAGGGGCTTCGGGGAAGGACCCGTCACCGGTGCCCGATGCCCCTGCGCGGGGCGTGACTGAAATCGAATGCGTCGCGACGCGCAGCGCTGTCCTATGACTCGGGGAGGCGGGGCGGGACGGGTGGTGTACAGGGGCGCGAAGGCCCGAGGTGTGCATCATGTGAGGGCCTTATCGCAGGTAGCGCAGGAAGTCGCGGCCTAGGCGCGTGGGCAGGTCCATATCGCGGGCGACCGCGAGGATGTCCACGCGCTGGCGATAGCGCGTCGAGGGCACGAACTTGAAGATGCAGCGCAGGGTGCTGCCATGGATGCCCGTGCGGGCGTAGATGCCGGGGGGCAGGTGCTGCATCCGGCCGGACTTCCATGTGCGTGCGCCGGTGAACTCGCCACGCCCGCGGCTGATGAAGTACTCGACGCCGGCAATGGTCTTGACCTTCCGCGCCTGACGAGAAGCGATGTCGGTGTACTCGACAACGCCCTTCCCTGCCCTGCGCTTGCGTGTGCGCTCGGATGCATTGGCGCGGTAGCCCTGCTCCCCGAACGCCTGGAAATAGCTGATCAGCTGCACGATCAGGCCCGGGCTCACGTTGCCGTATCCGTTGAGCCTCACCCCACCGCCGGGCACGGCATGCCAGCCAGGCGGCAGCACACCGATGCGACGCAGCGCGCGCTCGAATCCAGTGAATGCGGGCTCGCCCCCGGTGAACTGGTGACCAATGGTGTCGAACGGTTCGAGGCCCTGCTTGTTCGCATCGTGACTCAGACGGACATGCGCCTCGATGCGGCCGCTGGGGGCCGGGGATGGCAGCCCCATGATGCGGTACGTATCCGCCTGCATCGCCGCACGTGCGCCCGCCTTGTCGACCACGAAGGCGCGCAGCGTGTAGGGCGTGGGCCGGTCGAAGCTGCTGGCCATCGTGGCCTGAAGCTGCTTGCGGTAGCCGAAGGCGTTGTCGTTCAGCGCGCGCATTGCGGCTGCCGGCACGCGATCGCGCTGCATCTGAGTGAGGAAGCGGTCCAGTTCGCCAAGGTCGAACGACACTTCGCTACGGATCACGCCACGCGCCTCGCTGACTGCAGCCGCTGCAGCGTCGCAATCGCGGTCGCCAGTTGTGCGCTGGTCGTCTCGATCACCGATGTAATGCGGTCGACTTCCTCCTCGCGCGTGACCGGGCGCACTTCGTAGCCCACATCTGCACCGATGAACTGGAACGCAGCGTGGAAGCCGGCGTCACGCGCAGCGCGCAGGATGAACAACACCTGCGAAAGCTCGAGCTTTTCCGAACGGCCGGCGTTGAGACAGTCCTGCAGCAGTCGCGCTGCAGCGTCGGGCGTCTTGTCGGGCCAGAGCATTGGACCGACTTTCTTTGGCCCGCCAATCGCCCGGACAGCCTCGCGCAAGGCGTCTTCCGGGCCTTCGAAGAACGGCATTTCAGTCTGCATTCCGACGCCTTCCGAAAATGTCGGAACGTGTCGGAAGGACGCGCTCCGGGCAAAAAAATAGACTGGTCGCCATGGACATCACCGCTATCAAACAGGAACGCAGCACCCGCCCCGATACGACCGGGACGGGCACCGCGCAGCGCATGACCGCTTGGGGAATACCGGCCGGAGCCGGCGGCGAGGAGGACGGGTTTGCGAACGCCGTACCAGGAAAGAGGAACGCACAACACATGACGCGGCGCGACACTTCAGGCAGCCTGTTCGTGTGCAGCAGCAGTCGACTCCGCACGCTCATCGCGCGCGGCTTTTTCGGCCAGTTCGCCGAGTTCCTTCGCGTAGCGCAGCTGGACGTGCGCCGGTATGCCGCGACGTTTCCAGTTGTTCACGCGCTGCTGAACCCCGCGTGTGGGCGGCAGGCGCAGCGCTTCAGCGAAGGCCTTGTGAGACCCTGCCGCGGCAATCAGTCGGGAGACTTGTTGAGCATCCATACCCTCATTCTAAACACGGCGTTTATTTTCACGCAAGGCATTGCAACCGTGCGTGTAACAACACTTTGTTTAATCCGGTAGCGTTCTGGTATGGACGAACGCGACGACACGTCAGGGGAAGCACAGGTCAAACGGCTCATGGAAGCCGCAAAGGCCCACTTTCGCCTTGAGTCCATAACCCAGGCATGGCTGTCGACGAAGATCGACGAATCCAATCAGACAATCACGAACTGGAAGAAGCGCGGCATCCCGCAGGAGAAGCTGCTGGGGCTGAGTCGGAGATTGGGCTGCAGCCCGGACTACATCGAGTTTGGACGACTGCCGCAGGCGGACGAAACGGCCAGCCACCTGAGAGAGCCCGAGGCGAAGTTCTCGGTCGAGGAGGCGCAACGCCTACTCGCCATCAGTGACGAAGCACGCGTCATCGCGCTCGCGTGGGACCAGCTGCCCGAAACGCTGCGCGGTTACGTCAAGGGCATCATCGAGTCGGCCCTCGCGATCAACCACCTGAAGCAGTCGTCGATTCCGCCGCGCTCGACACAGTAATTCACCGGAAACCATCCTTTCAGCCTAAGCGGGCGCCCTTCGCGCGCCGCTATGGTCGCTGGCCCACAAGCAAATCCAAATAGGAGACCAGCATGGATGAACGGAGCTACCCCTTCGGGCCACCCCCCGACCAAATGGACGTTTCGACTGCCCAGGCGCTGCTTTGCGCAGTGCTTCACGGCCGCGTCCATGCCATGGTCGGGTTCGTGGTCTACACGGACGGAACAGGTGAGCAGATACGCATAGGCAAAGCGCCGCACCCGCTCGACAACCTGTGATGTTCGGCCCCGGCCCAGCCCTTGCGCCGGGGTATGTCCGCCTGCTCAGTGGGTCAGAAGAGCGTCCATCACCGCACCATCCACAGCTGAATAGTCGACAGTCACGGCCCCCGATGCGGTGACCCGGTACTGGTCCCAATGCGACCCATCCCGGCTGCAGAACACTCGATACTGCCCTGCCCGGTTCGTCACCGCCTGCCACCTCATCTGACCGCATCCAGTGACACGCGAGGCCACCAGCGCCCGTGAGAGTGCGGCATTGAAATCACCGCTCACCGCCCCGTAACGCTCAACCGGCTCCCGCTTTGGATGCCCGGACGGCGCCGCCCGATAGACCCACAACGAGACCAGCGCCAGCGCCACGGCAGTCACCCACACCCAGGGCGGATTGTGATCACGGCTTCGCGCCTGCGCTGAACGCTCCTCTGCAGCCCGCTTCGCGCGCACCTGCGCAAGCAGCGCGGACCGCGGCGCTTGCGCCAACTCCGCCGGGTTCGCAGCGCCCAGCGGCGCGCCGCACTTCGGACAAGCAGCCGCCAGGCTGCTGACCTGCCCCTTGCACTCCATGCATCGAACCAACGTCATTTTTGTATGCACTCGGGTTGAAAGAGTCGCGAGCGTAGCAAGCGCCGGGGTGCGCAGAGCACACACGGAGCCCACCACACAAAATTTTTCTTAAACGCCGTGTTGATTTCTAGATAAACGTCGTGTTTAATCTAGCCCATGCACCAGCCGGTGCAATCAGGACGCGATGACGGACACGCCTGCCCAAACCGAAGCGCGAGACATCGCCCTTCGCATATTGAGCGGAGACCTGCCGGAAGGACGTTCCGAATGACGTAGCAATTCAACACGGAGCCCCACGCGATGGAAAAGCAGATCAGAACACTCATCAAGGAAGCTAAGTGCGCCCAGCAATTGCTGGACCTGACACAACGCTTCGCCGGCATGTCCCGCCACGTGCCGGACGAAGTCCTGAAGCACCAGACGGAAGTCGCCCAAAGCTGCCGGCGCGGGGCAGTGTCCGCGCTGGAGCTTTCCCAGATACTGGAATCGATCGCGTCGCAAGCCGAAGCCGTCGTCACGACACTGAACGCCACGAAGGCGCCGGCCCCCGAGGAGGCCGGCAAGGTCCACGTGACCCTCAGCACCGGCCGCACCGTAGTGCTCACCTGCGTCAGCGATACCGAATGGTCGCTGGAACTGCCGTCGTCGAATGTGCTGACCGAGGGCGAGACGATCGAACTCGGCAAAAAGCTGGCGCAGTTGCACCGGGGCCGCTGCAGCACCTGCAGCTGCGGCGATACCGTCCCCAGCGTGTCGACCGTCTCCGTCGACATCACGCTCACCGAGGCCGACGGCCCCGGCGACCGGGCACCCCTCTGACCCGCACCGGACTGCGCCGCCATGGACACGGGCAGCGTCACCAACATGGAAATGCGCCAGGCATTCCGCGACAGCGGTCTGTGGCGCCAAGGCTGGACATTCGAGCGCGCGCAGCAGTGCGCCCTCGTCTGGCAGTGCCTGACCATGATGGTGCGGGCCCGACACAAACAGGCCGCGCGCTCCGGACAGACGGTCACCGTACAGATCGAACTGATTTAGGAGGCTGGGGATGGATATCGCACTGCGGCTGATCATGCGCCGCCTCGACGACCAGTTGCTGGAGCACCTGCGGGCGCACTGCGCAGAGCAGGCGGCGCGCATCGACGAACTGGAGGCGCAGGTCGAGCGCCTGCAAAACGAGGCGATTGACGCCGACAGCCGGGCCGACATGTGGCACGACCTCGTCAATCGCCTGCAGGGCGACATGGACCCGCCGGCGCACGTTGGCATCACCACCGACGGCAGCATCGTGCTGCTGCCCCCGGAACCGGCGGCGCAGGTGACGGCATGAGCACCAGCACCAGCACACGCACCGCACCGCGCAACCGTGCGGACAACCTGCGCCAGGCACGCAGCGTGATCAACGAGCGGCCCGGCATCACCACCCGCCAGTTAGCCAGGCTCATCGACCTCACCCCGCAGGCGACGCTGTCGCTGTGCGTCGAACTCGCTGCATCGAAGGCCGTGTGCAGCACGACAGACCGCAACGAGCGCCGCACCAGCGGCTACGACACCACGCGCTGGCGCGCCATCGACGCGCGCCGCATCGCGGCCAGTGGCGGCGGCTACCCCTTCATTCCGTTGCGCTACCCGCGCGCCACGATTGTGCCGGTGCGGGCTGGCGGCCGGATGGCACCCGACGTGCGCACCGATGCCGCCGTATCCATGGGGCGCCTGTCGCCCAGCGACTACTACCAGAGGGAGGGCGCACCGTGCTGAAGACGCTGCGCGCAGCGCTGCTGCGATACACCATCACCCGTCAGACCGCACGACGCGAGCAGGCACAACGCGAAGTCCGCCACTACCGCGACCTTGAGCGCGACGCGAAGGCCAAGCGCGCCGACGCACAGAGCCGGATCGACGACGCGGAACGCGAACTGGCGGGCATCGAGCGCCGCCGCACCGTGGCCCGACTGGCGAGGGCGACCGTATGAACGCCGTGCTCTTCGAACCGCTGGGCATTGACCTGTTCCAGTTGCTGGCGATCGTTTCATTCGTCGCCGCCGTCTCCACGATCATCGGTATGGCATGGGGCGGCCGGGCGCGCGACGACATGACGCTCCACTTTGGTTGCCACACCGACGTGCAGGCCGCAGCACGGGCCGGCCTGATCGAGCGGAGGCGCGTCCCGCGCGTCAGCATGGTGACCATTCGCGACCCAGACAGGCCCAGCCTAAAAATCCGCGTTCGCTCCGATGACCCGCGAGCGATCAGGGCCGCTGAGATCGCCCGTCAGCGGAACCAAAGCGCAGGTACCCCAGCATGAGCGCCGGCATGGATCGCGACCGCTACCGCGCCGCGCTGCTCACCACCGTGGGCGGCGAGCCCTGCACGGATCTGGACGGCGAGCGCCCCGGCGTGTGGCTGCCTGCGGCGGCGTGGCAGGCGATAGCGGACATCGTGATGTCGCAGGGCGCCGTCGACGTGACCGCCGCGCTGAAGAATTGAGGACGCGATGAGCATCGAGCACCTACCCAAACCGTCCGACGTGCTGCCACTGGACATCCAGATCGCATTGCGCATGGCCGTCGCGCAACGGTTCGACGCGGCTGGCGCCTGGATCAAGCCCGGACCGAACGAACAGCAATCGACGGTCGCGCGCATCGACAAGATCGTTGCAGAGGCCCGGAAGCGATACCCGCACGGGTTTCGCACCGACGAACTGAATCCATGAGAGGGGGCGAGGCGGCGCAGTCAGCCGCTGGTGAAGGCATGACGCGCGGGCAGTACCTGCCAGGGGGAGCCGCGCAGCAGAAGGTGAAGGGACCGTCGTTTGCCCTGGTCACCGCCCCCGTTACGAGCGCCGCGCAAGCGGCATGTGCAACAGCGCCGAGAACCCCGCGGCGGCGAGGCCTGCCCTTCCAGGCCGGACTGCTGCGGCATCGGGCAGAACACCGCGCCGCGCTGCCGCGACCTGCAGCGCACTCACAAGGATTGAACGAATGGAAAACCAGCACCAGCACATCAAGGGCTATCGCGATCTGTCGCCCGAAGAGATCGCGCTGATGAACGAGGGCAAGGCGCTGGCCGAGCAGTGCGGCGCGTACATCGAAAAGCTGCGCGCCATGCCGGCGACCGGCGCGAACGGCGTTCCGTTCATGACTGACGCCGCGGACAACGCCCCCGCGCAGCCGAGCCTCGATCACCGCTGGATCAGCATCGGTGCCACGGACCTGCAACGCGGCTTCATGGCCGTGATTCGCGGCATCGCACAGCCGACGAACTTTTGACTTCGCGCGCCGCGCAGCCGCGACCCGCTGCGCACCACCCAGGAGTAACCCATGCCCGTACGTCCCTTCAACGACTCGCTGCGCAAGATCCGGCGCGGCGGCCTCGCCGATGAATTGAGCGAGGAATTGAACCGGCTCACCAAGGCCTGCACCGAAACCGGCCGCGCCGGCGAACTGGTGATGAAACTGAAGCTGAAGCCCGGCAAGGGCGGCCACATCGAAGTTTTCGACGACGTGACCGTGCGCATGCCGAAGCCCGAGCGCGGCGTCTCGATCTTCTTCGCCACGCCTGACGGAAACCTGCAGACGAACGACCCGCGCCAAGGCGAACTGGAAGGCATCCGCAGCGTGGATGCCGAGCCGGAGAAGGCCGTGCGCGACGTGCGGGCTGCGGGCTGAGCCCTTCCATCCACCCAGTTAACGGAGTCAAATTCATGCAAGCTCAAGATACACCGAGCGGAACCGTGGCAGACGTCGTTGCCTTGGCCGCTACGGTCGGCATGGCGATCAGCGAGCCGAAGCGCGTCAATGCAGGTGACATCCCGTTCGTCGTCATCCCCGACGACCACAGTGTCAAGAAGCTCGAAGACACGCTGCTCAACCCCTTGCGCACCCGCGCGACGGTTGCCATCAACGCGGCCGACAGCTTCATCGCCTACATCAACAAGCACAAGACCGACGCGACGTCGCTGTACGGCAGCATGGGCGACAAGCCCAGCTTCATCGCCGTAATCGACGACCACGTGCCAGCGGTAGCCGCGTGGCGTGAGCACAAGGCGACCTACGCCTGCCCGCTCAGCCCGGAATGGCTCACCTGGACCAACCCGCTGCACAACGCCAAGGCCAAGACCCAGGTCGACTTCGCCCGCTTCATCGAAGACAACCTGCTGGACATCGTCGACCCGAGCGCTGCCGAAGTGCTGGCGGTTAGCCGCACGTTGGAGGCGAAGAAGTCGGTCAGCTTCTCCAGCGGCGTGCGCCTGGACAACGGCGACGTGCAGTTCACCTTCAACGAAGAGACGAAGGGCACGGCCGGCAAGGGCACCATCGATATTCCGGAGCGCTTCGGCATCGCCATCCCTGTGTTCGAGGGCGGCGACAAGTACCGGATCGACGCGCGCCTGCGCTACCGCATCAACGACGGCGGCCAGCTTTCCATGTGGTACGAGCTGGAGCGCCCGCACAAGGTGATCGAGCACGCCACCAAGGAAGTCTGGAAGGCGATCGCCGAAGGCACCGGCCTGCCCATCATCAACGGCAACCCGTTCGCATCGTGATGCCGAGCGCGGACACCCTCGTCACGGCCGCATGGCTTTTCGCCAGCACCTACGCGCTGGTGTTCGCGCTCGGGCTGCAGAGCCTGAACGTCAACGGCGGCCACTACGCCGCCGCCTTCTTCACTTCCTTCTGCATCGGCGCCAGCAACCTGGTGCTGTTCAAGCTCGCGCCGGATGCCGGGGGAATCCAGATCGTCGCGTACCTCGCTGGCGGCCCGCTGGGCATCGTCAGCGCGATGCGCGCGCACCCGTACATCGTGCGGCTCTACGGCCGCCAGAAAGGCACGGCATCGTGAGCAACGAACACAAGCCGGAGAGCATGGCGTATCGCCGCCTGAAGTATGGCTTCTTCAACGGCGGCTTCCTGCTCGCCCTCTATCACGCCATCGCGAACGGCAGCCAGTGGGCCGAGAACATCAGCGTCTTCTACTGCATGGCGGTGAGCCTGCTGACGCTCGTTGCGCTGCACAAGGACATTCATTCCGCAACCGTGGAGGCAGTCCGCGGAAGAGGGATGCCATGCCCGAAGTGGATGAACGCTGCCATCGACATGACGGCAATCGTCGCGATGGCGTCCGCAGGCTGGTACTGGTGTGCCGCTCTGTATCTGGTGCGCTTCCTGCTGCTGAAGAGCGTGTCCGACGCGGCGGAGAAGCCGGGCCCCGAAACCGCTGCGGGCGAGGCCTGATCATGGCTTACCCACTGAGCCCCGCCCTGACCGCCGCGCGCGCTCGCCTGCAGAGCGGCGAGCACCTGACCGCCCGCGACGTGTGGGAATCTGACGCGCACATCTGCCGCTCGGCTGCGCACCTCACGCTGACGCGCTGGCACGCGCAACGCCTCACCCACATCGCGGAATGGCGGCGCTACAGCAGCAACGGCATGCCGGCCCCGGTCTATGCATGGGGCGAGGGGAAAGACGCGCCGCGGCCGAAGCCGATCAGCAAGGCGGAATGCACGCGCCGCTGGCGCGCCGCTCACCCCGACCTGTTCGCCGCCCAGTTGAACCGGATGAAGGCGCGCCGCCTGGCTGCACGCCCGCCGCGCCTTGAGCCGCTGATGGCAGCACTGCTGGGGGCAGCACGATGAGAAAGCGCGGCGCCCACATCAAGCACGTGGCGGCCCTGCCCGGTCGCGCACGCGACTGCGTGTCGCTTGAAACCGAGCACTACATCGCACTGCAGTTTCTGGGCACCGACAACTTCGGCCGCGACCAGGTCGCCAGCATCGGCGCGGCCGCCTACATGGTGCGCGAGATACCGCGCGGCCGGATCGGCGATGTTGCGCACCGGCACGCAGCGGCCGTGATCCGCACGCTGAACGAAATCATGGACATCGCCGACCGCACCGGCAGTGTCGAGGTGAGCGCCGCACGTGAAGCCGCCCTGCGTGCTTCCTGCCCCATCGTATTCCGCGCCCTTGAGGGCGCGCGCAACAGCGACATCGCCCGCGCATCGCTTGCCGTGCTGGCAATGCAGCGGCGGATGGTCGCGCAGGCGCAGGTCATGGGCGCAAAGCCATGAACGCCGCCACACACCGCAAGGACCTGATGAAGGCCCTGCGCGCCAACGCGCACCGGCACGACCTGTGGTCGGTCTGGTCCGACTTCGTCGGCATGTCCGCCATCGCCCTGAGCAACACCGTCGACCTGCGCCAGCGCGACGAGCGCGAAGCGGAATACCTGCGCATCGTCGGCCGGTACCGGGCTGACGAAGTCGAGCGCTTCGCGCACGCGCTGGGCGCGCTGCAACTCTGCTTCCACACCGGCGGCCACGACGACGTGCTGGGCGGCGTGTTCATGGAACTGGAACTGGGCAACAAGTGGGCCGGACAGTTCTTCACGCCCTACCACCTGTGCCAGGCGATGGCCGCGATGACGCTGCAGGACGCGCGCCAGCGCATCGACCGCGACGGCTTCATCACCGTGCTCGACCCGGCCACCGGCGGCGGCGCCATGCTCATCGCCGCGGCCGAATACCTCGCGCAGCAGGAGATCGCCGTGCCGCTGCGCATGCACGCCACCGCGCAAGACATCGACGCCAAGGCCGCGCGCATGACCTACGTGCAGTTGTCGCTGCTGGGCGTGCCCGCCGTGGTCGTCACCGGCAACACCCTGACGCTGGAAGAGCGCGAGCGCTGGTACACGCCGGCGCACGTGATGTTCGGCTGGTCGCAGCGGCTGCAGCGGCGCCGTCAGCCCGATGAAGAGCACCCCATACCCATCACCACCGAACCCACGGCCGCGCGCGAGCCCGTGCAGTTCGGTCTGTTCGAGGAGCAACGCGCAGCATGACCAGAACATCAACCCTCAAGGCGCAGACGCGCGAGTTGCAGAAGCGCCTGGACGAACACTACGACACCAAGCCGACCAACCCCAAGGACGCGATCGGCACCAACAAGCTGCCGCTTCACCTGTGGCCGACCACCGCCACTGCGTTGGGTTGCGTCGCCTTCGCGGAAGGGATGCTGAAGTACGGCCGCACGAACTGGCGCGAAGCCGGGGTGCGCGCATCGATCTACGTCGACGCGGCGAAGCGGCACCTCGACGCCTGGTTCGAGGGTGAAGAGGTGGCGCCTGACAGCGGCGTGCCGCACTTGGCCAACGCCCTCGCCTGCATCGCGATCATCGTCGACGCAAAGGCCGCCGGGAAGCTGCACGACGACCGTGCCTACAACGGGTCCGGCTATCGCGCGCTGGTCGAGCAGCTGACACCCATCGTCGCCCAGCTGCGCGAACAGCACGCCGGCAAGACGCCGCGGCACTACACCATCGCCGACGGCGCGCAGGACGGTGCGGCATGACGCAACTCACCGAACGCCAGATGCACGACCTCGCCAGCCGGCTAACGCGGCTGAGGATGGCGGCCGCCGAACAGGAAAAGGCCAGCGTTGCCGCGCTCGAAGCAAACAGACGCTGGAACCACGCGCGCGGCCGCTACGCGCGCGAGTGGGCCGACATCGTCCGGGTCTATGGCGAGCAGAACGCACCCACCTGGATTGAATCGCTGCGCGGACCGAAGCCAAAGATCGAAGGAACGGCATGAGCAACGCATTCACCGATTTTGTCAGCTGGTCCAGCACGCGGCCGCCTGAGCCGGTCATGGGAAGCACGGCCGCCCGGATGATCAGAGCCGGAACGGGCGTCACCCAGATGCTGCTGGATGTAATCGATGCGCAACAGCCGATTACCACGGTCAGCCTGTGTGAGCAGACGGGGCTGGAAAGCAAGGTCATTTGGGGCCTGCTGAAGAACCACCTGAAGTCCGGCCGGCTGCGGCATGACGGTACGCAAGGATGGACAGCCGGCATAAGCGCTAGTGAGCGCGCCGCCGCAGCGCTGCTCCGCCGCGCTGGATGGACCGTGCGCCCACCTGAAGGACGGCAAGAATGAACCCCCAGCACCGCCTGCTGTTCGATGACGAACTGATCGTGGATCTGTTCGCCGGTGGCGGCGGCCTGAGCACCGCCTGCGAACAGGCGCTCGGCCGCTCGCCCGACATCGCGATCAACCACAACGACGACGCGCTGAGCATGCACCGCGCGAACCATCCGCAGACCCGTCATTTCGTCGCGGACGTGTTCGAGGTGTGCCCCCGTGGCGCCACGCAGGGCCGCCCGGTCGGTTACCTGCACCTCTCGCCCGACTGCACGCACCACAGCCAGGCTGCCGGCGGACAGCCGCGTGACGAACGCATCCGCGCGCTCACATGGATCGGCCGGCGCTGGGCCGGTCAGGTGCGCCCTCGCATCATCACGCTGGAGAACGTGCGGCAGATTCTGAAGTGGGGGCCGTTGGTCGCGAAGCGCGACAAGGTCACCGGCCGCGTGCTGAAGCGCTGCGGCACCGTCGCGGAGCCCGGCGAGCACGTCGCGCGGCGCGACCAGTTTCTGGTGCCGGACCCGAAGCGCGAGGGCATCACATGGCGCGCCTTCGTGCGCAGCCTGCAGGCCATGGGCTACGTGGTCGAGTGGCGCATCCTGTGCGCGGCCGATTACGGCGCCGGCACCACGCGCGAGCGGCTGTTCATGGTCGCCCGCTGCGACGGCAAGCCCATCGTCTGGCCCGAGCCGACGCACTTCAAGAAGCCGGCGCGCGGGCAGAAACGCTGGGTGTCGGCGGCAGAGTGCATCGACTGGTCGATACCGTGCCCGAGCATCTTCGAGCGCGCCAAGCCGCTCGCGCCGGCCACGCTGCGGCGCATCGCCCGCGGCATACAGCGCTTCGTGCTGGACAGTGTCGATCCGTTCATCGTGAACATGGCGCACGGCGGGAAGCTGGAAAGCGTGACCGACCCGGTCAGCACCATCGCAACCGAGAAGGGCGGCTGCCGCGCAGTGGTGACGCCCTCGCTGGTCCAGGTCGCCCACGGCGAGGGCAAGCCGGGCGGCGTGCAGCGCTGGGGCAGCGGCGTGCGTGACGCGCTTGACCCGCTGGGCACCGCTACCGCATCCGGCGGGGGCGGGTATGCCCTCATGGCTGCCAGCCTGGTGCAGACCGGCTACGGCGAACGCGAGGGCCAGGCGCCGCGCAGCCTCGACATCACCGAACCGCTGGGCACCATCGTCGGCACCGGCAAGCACGCTGCCGCCTGCGCCTACCTGATGCAGGCCAACGGCGGATTCAACGAAACGCCCGGGCACGACCCGCGCCGGCCGGTCAGCACGATCACCAACAGCGGCAGCCAGCAGCAGGCGGTCGCCGCCCACCTCGCCCAGCTGAGCCCCGAGCACGAAGCCGGCGCGCTGCGTGTGGCCGCGTTCCTGATGCAGTACTACAGCGAAGGCGGACAGTGGGGCGGCATGCGCGACCCCATGAACACCGTCACCACGCGCGACCGCCTCGCGCTGGTCACCGTGGTGCTGAAGGGCACGCCCTACCTGATCGTCGATATCGGCCTGCGCATGCTCACGCCGCGCGAGCTTTACCGCGCCCAGGGCTTCCCGCCCGACTACCAGATCGAGGTCGGCCACGACGGCCGCCGATTCCCCAAATCCGCGCAGGTCCGCATGGTCGGCAACAGCGTCAGCCCGCACCCGGCTGCCGCCCTCATCGCCGCCAACTGCGGCGACCTGCGCATCGAACCGTTGAGGAGAACAGCATGACCACCGGACGCAACCCGATCCTTATCGGCCAGGCCGAAGAATTCGACCTGGTGCTGCCGCAGGTGCGCGCGATGATTGAGAACGAAGGCGTCTACATCTGTGGCGACACAGCGCATCCGGCCTTCACTGTGCCGCTGGTTTCCTATGACGGCAAGATCCTCAGTCTGGTGGCTGAGGCCGAACTCGACCCGGAGAGGTTCATCCCGTCCTTCACGGCGCACGGCCCGTACCTCGCGAGCACGCACCCCGACGACTTCGCGGTGGACCGCTTCGCCGCCGCGCTGAAAGCGAAGCTGGCGAAGAAGCGCGCCGGGGGCATGAGCGGCTGGGATGACAAGACCGCGTGCTCGGAAGAGCGCCTGCAGACGATGCTGGTCGAGCACTTGACCAAGGGCGATCCAGTCGACGTCGGCAACTTCGCGATGATGCTGTTCAACCGCGGAGAGTCGTGCGCCGCGCCTGCCCCGAATGCCGCTGCGATCACGCGTGCAGCGAACTGGCTTCGCACCAGAGCGGAGAAGCACGCGGAGGAGAACGGCTGCCACGAACCCGACACCGGGGCCTTCGTGTTCGCAGGCCGCGCGGCGGAGGAGTGGAACAACAGCGTGCTGGAACTGGCAGACGAGATGGAAGCCGACCTGCGCGGGGTGGTGAAGTCGTGAAACGAACGCGACTCTTCTCCGCGGCCATCATCGGCGCGCTCGCATCAGGTCATGCGCTGGTATATGGGCCTGCGGAGCGGACCACGGCGCCAAAACCCAGGGGCCTATCCGTGAATGACTGGGCAGCACTGGCAAAGGCCCAGCGCAAGCGAGAGCGGAAGGCCGCGAAGCGTGCCGCCGAACTACACCGGGAGAAGACCCGCGAGGTGCGCAATGGCTGAGCGCTCGAACATCGAGTGGTGCGACGCCACGTTCAATCCGTGGATCGGCTGCACGAAGATCAGCCCCGCATGCGACCACTGCTACGCAGAGCGCGATTTCGATCTGCGCCGCCACGTCGTGCAGTGGGGCGCCGGCCAGGCGCGGAAGCGGACGGCGTTCAGCACATGGGCTGCGCCGAGGCACTGGAACGCTAGGGCACACTGCGCGGGCGTTCGGCCTCGGGTGTTCTGCGCGTCGCTGGCCGACGTGTTCGACAACGAGGTGCCGGTGCAGTGGCGCCGCGACCTGTTCGACCTGATCGCCGCCACGCCGAACCTTGACTGGCTGCTGCTGACGAAGCGCATCGGGAACGCAAAGACCATGATGGCCGATGCGCTCCACCTGAATCCTGCTGCACAAGCAGAAGGCCGGATATGGCCCCTTCCGAACGTCTGGCTGGGCGCCACGATCTGCAATCAGGACGAGGCCGACCGCGACATCCCGAAGCTGCTGGACGTGCCGGCCGCGGTGCGGTTCGTGTCCATCGAGCCGATGCTGGGGCCGATTGACCTGACGGACATCGTTGTCCGCCATGGCGGCGGAACTGAGGACCATTTCTCCGCCCTGTATGACGCTGATGACGACGAGGCCGATACCGCTAGCTACATTGACTGGGTCATCGTCGGCGGCGAGAGCGGCCCGCATGCGCGGCCGATGCATCCGCACTGGGCTCGCGATCTGCGCGACCAGTGCGCAGCAGCCGGCGTGCCGTTCATGTTCAAGCAATGGGGCGAGTTCGGTCCGACACCGGACGATTGGCGGCTCAGCATCGGCGGCGTCGCGTTCCCAGACGGCAGCGTCTTCGCCGGCATGCCGTCGCGGCAGATTCACCGCAACTTCGACGACTACGCCACATCGAGCGACACCACGACAGAACAGATGGGGCGCGTCGGCAAGAAGGCCGCCGGCCGCCTGCTCGACGGCCGGACACACGACGGGTTTCCGGAGACGCGATCTTGAGCGAATCCATCATCAAACCGAAACGCCCAACGGGCGAAGGCTGGCGTCGCGTGAAGCAAGTGCAAGCCGTCGCACAACTGGCAGCGATGGGCTTTCCGGCCGAAGCCTGGGTGCACCTCAATGGCCTTTTCGTAATTTCGGCCGTTGAGGTAACCGAGGTCGAACCAGGCAGCGAGGAACTGGGGCCGGAATATCACATCAGCTTGAGCAAGATGGGGCAGCGCTGCACATCCGCCGAAGCATCGTGGGTACTGGCCCAGTTCGATCTGCTCGATGCCACCGAGGATAACCATGTGCCGAGCGGGCGCGTGCGCAACTTCTGGCGCCCTGTCGCTGACCGGCTGAGCGGCTACACCTGCCCGTGCCAGGACAACGAGCCGACCATCCGGGAGGACAAGGGCGATTACGTGTGGCGAGGTGTGACGCGATGACCCAGGCCGACCGGCTGCGCCGCTACAACCGCTGGCGTCGCGGAGACAAGCGGCTCAAGCAGCCAGACCCGACCGCGCTGGGCGAACTGATCGATGCCGCCGCCAATCGGCTGGAAGTGCTGGAGCGCGAGCATCGTGATTACTTCGATCAGTGGCATGCGGAGCGCAGGAGGCGCGAGAAGCTGCTGAGCGACATCGAGCGCTGCTATCGGATGCTGCTGTCAGAGCCGGACACGAAAGGCGCCCTGTCCAAGGCGGAAAACATTCTGCGTGAGGCCATCGCGAAAGCGACGATCACGACCACCAAAGCGCGCAGCGGGGAGAAGGTCTGATGACCGCCCTACCCGCCCTCGACGACAGCCCGCCGGCGCAACCACCGCGGGCGAAGGCCGAACCCTGGCCCCGCCTGATCCGCATCAGCCGCGCGCACACCTACCTGGGCATGTGCCGTCGCGTGTTCAATGCGACGGTGCGGCCGCACGTGCGCGTGGTGCGGATCGGCAAGCAGGGCAAGGCGGTCGACCGGCACGAACTGGATGCCTTCGCCGACGCCTACGTGGCCCGGCACGTGATTGACAAGGCGCCTCCCCCGGGCAATCCTGAGCCCGCGAGCGAGCGCCGCCATGCAACAGCAGGAGCAAAAAAACCATGGCGAGAACGGGAAAACGGATGTCGGGCCTCACGCAAAGGGACGGCATCTGGCACATCAACAAGGTCTTCAAAGGAGAACGGATTTACCAGAGCACTGGAACTGGTTCGCTCGAAGAAGCCGAGCAGATCCTGATTCACCTGCTGGACCAGCGCCGGCAGCAGCAGCTTTTCGGCGTCCGGCAGGTGAAGACCTGGCGCGACGCCGCGACGCGGTATCTGCTGGAGAATCAGGACATGCCGTCAATCGGGCTCACCGCCACGTACCTGGAGCAGCTGGACCCCTTCATCGGCGAACTGCCGGTGACGCACATCGACGACGACGCACTGGAGCCGTTTCGACAGTGGATGCGCGAGGGCGGCAAGATGGCCAGCGGCAAGACGAAGAAGCCATCGTCACCGCGCACCATCAACATCGCCCTGCAGCGCGTCGTGCGCATCCTGCATCTGTGCGCACGCACCTGGCGCGACACCAACAAGCGCCCGTGGATCGATGTCGTGCCGGCGATCACGATGGAAACCGAACGCGGCCGATCGCGCGAGCCGTACCCGATGGACTGGGACGAACAGCGCCTGCTGTTCGCCGAGCTGCCGGACTACCTCGAACGGATGGCGCTGTTCAACGTCAATTCGGGGGCGCGCGAGCAGGAGGTATGCAAGCTGCGCTGGGACTGGGAAGTGAAGGTGCCCGAGCTGCAGACCAGCGTGTTCATCGTGCCGCCGGAGTTCGGCGGCCGAACGGAGCAGTCCGGCGTCAAGAACCGGGAATATCGGGTGCTGGTGCTGAACGACGTGGCACGCGGCGTGATCGAGGGGCAGCGCGGACTGGACGACGAATGGGTGTTCCCATACGGCGACGAGGGCGGGCCGATGCACCGCATGAACGCCACCGCCTGGCGAAGCGCCCGCAACAGGGCCGCCGAAGCCTGGCAAGCCGAGTTCGGCAAACCCGCGCGGCAGGGCTTCAAGAAGCTGCGCGTGCATGACCTGAAGCACACCTTCGGCCGCAGGCTGCGTGCAGCGGGCGTGCCGAAGGAAGATCGTCAGGCGCTGCTGGGCCACAAGTCCGACAGCGTGACCACGCACTACTCGGCCGCCGAACTCGACGGCCTGATAGCGCAGGCGAATAAGGTATCGACCGCGAACCGGACGACGCCGACGCTGACGATCCTGCGAACTGCCGCGGCGTGA